GTACATACGGCTTTTATCTTGTTCGCTTTCTACTATCCAACTTTCAACAGCAGTTAAACCTTTAAGTTCTAATTGGTGTTCTAATGTAGAGTTGTTTTGGTTACCTTTTATAAAGAATAATTCACTTGCTTTACGTACAGTTGCTTGACTAAAGTATATATAATATTCCTGCTCACCGTTTGTACGGTAGATAGGTTTATTAGGTATTAAGGCTGCACCCATAAGGATACGCTTTTCCTTATCTACTTCTGCAAGTTTAAACTCTTGGTTTTTAAGTGCTATAAAGTTTTCTTCTATTGCTGGGTTTTCTACTACTGATATTGCTTCAATTCCTGAAACCTCATCATTTTCATCTATAAAAAGTTCTACTATGTCCATATTAATACAATAATTATTTATCTATTTTGTTATCCTATTGAAGCACCTTCTACTATATTACGTTCTAATGCTTGTGCGTTAGTTACTTCATTACTTACTACAAATGCTTTTATAGGTTTTTCTTCTTGTTCACCTATTGTTTGTGCTAATTGGTTTTCAGGTGCTGCTCCTACTACGTTAAATGATGGAGGTGCAGGTGCTGTTGATCCCATTGATCCACTTCCTCCTGATGTTGGTGAAGATTTCATTTTAGCAATGCTTACTCCTGCAAACCCTGCTGCTAATCCTGCTTGAATATATGGATATGCTGGAAAAACAGTAGTTATTGGTGAAGCGTTAGCTGTTTGAAAAGCATTTATTGTTGATTGAATACCTGCTATTGTTGCTTGTGCTATAGCTGCTGCTTTACCTACTTTAGAACCTTCACCTGCTATTTCAGCAATAAGACCTAAACCTGCTTGTGCCATATCCATCTTGGCATTCATTACATCTTGATCTAATTGCTTTTCAGCCTCTGCTGATTCATCATCAAGTTCTTTCTTTTTAGCTGCATAATGTTCAAGTATTTTTTGTTTTTCAGCTTCTGTTCCTTCAAGTAATTCTAATTCTTCTAAAGCAATTTGCTTATCTCTTTCTAATGCATCATAAGCGTTAAGTTCTTCTAATGCTAAAAGTTCTTCTATTTTGTTTAAACGATCTATTTCTTTTTCATCAGCTTCTTCTTTAGCATCTGCTGCTTCCCTTTCTAAAGAAATACGGTTTATTAATTGTTCTGATCTAAAACCTTCTATTTGTGCAAGTACAGCTTCACGTTCATTTTGTGCTTCTAATAATGCTATGTAGTTTTCTTGGTTTTGGTTTTTATCAAATTCTGCTTGTGCTGCTTTAATTTGTAAATCAACATTTTCAAGCATTTTTTCGCTTTGCTCATCAAGTATTCTTCCAAGTTCTGTATTTGCAGCAATACGTTCTTCAGTAGTTTTACTTTCATCATCTCGTATTTGTCTTTGTTGCTCTGCTTGTCTATCATACTTTTCTATTAACCCTTGATTAATAACAGCAGCTACTTCTGCAGATTTATTTAATTCAACAACACCTGCTGCTGCTTCATAAGTACTTTTTCCATATTCTACAATACTGCTTGTAATTTCTTTAGTACCTTCTACAATTTTATCTACAGAATTATCAACACCTGTTAAAACATCTACATATTCTTTACCTGCATTCTTTGCAGCTTCCATTGCACCATCAAAATCACCTTCAAAAACTTTTTTAATAGCTGTACCTAAAAATCCAAGAACTTCTAAAGCACTATTAAAGCGCTCTATTAAGTTTTCTTTTATAGCTACACCAAAATCTACTATTGTTTGTTTCGGATCACTAAAAATAGCTTTAAAATAACCAACAACATTACCAATATTTGAATCAAGAAACTTAAATAAGTCATTAAATGCTAAACTTAATGTTTCCATTACAGTAGCAAACGTATCTGCCACCTTTTGGTTTTGCATAAAAGTTTCTTTTAAAACATCAAACAACTTTATAACAATACCTAAACCTAAAGCACCTTTAAAAAGATTACTAATGCCTTTAAGTATTTTATTGGTTTTCTTACCTTCTTTACCTGCTGCATCTAAACCTTTTTCAACACCTTTTAAGCCATCTTGTATATCACCTAAATCATCTTTAGTTTTACCTGTTTTAAGTTCAAATTCTGCTGTTATCTTTTTCATAACTCACTTTTAAATTGTTTGTATGCTTCCCTTATTGATTCAGGGTATTTGTTTTTACCCATAGCTATATCTATATATTGCCCTGACCATTTTTCGCTTCTTGCAAATTCTAATAAATCTAATATATTTTGTATCATATCTTTTTTTTATGAGGTACTTTGTAAATCTGCAACTGTAAATGCTAATCCTAAAGAACCTCCACTTACTATACTTCCTGTAACTGTACCACCTTTAATCATTACAATAGGATAAGCGTTTAAATACATATGGTATTTTACAAAGGCATTAGTTTTATTACTCATATTAAATACAGCAGAAAAATCAACCCCAAATCTATTTATTGCTTTAAATGTATGCGATACTGGATAATAAGTACCTGCACTTGGGTTAGCTACACTTGATAACCATTCAACTATTTCTTTTATTGCTGTTTCGTTTGGTTGTATAACATTTGAAATAGTAAATCCATCTTGATCTTCGCCACCATATATTGTAAAATTATCTTTAGATAAGTTATGTTGAGGTGAACCTGCACTCATATATCCTGCTGTTCCAACAATACCATAAAGATTCTCTCCACTTGCATTATTATATTGACTTACTGCTGATGGTACTGTTGATGCGGTTACAACACTACTTATAGCATCTGCTTTGTCGTTTGTAGTTCCTGTATTAGTTCTTGCATAGAATCTATAGTAAAGTATTGCAGGATCAGTTAAACCAGCTTTTTTGTAAATACTTTTTATAGGTACATTTTGTACAGCTAATGAAGGTGTAAATGGTACTACCGATACATCACCAAATGCTTTTAATGTATCAACATTATCTGTAGAACTTAAATTAGTTAATGATGTAGAATATAAATAACCATATTCATCTAACCTTTCAGTATCACCTATTTTACCTAATGCTGTTATTTGATGACTAAAGAAAACCTCTGTAGTTGTAGATACTGGTATTTGATCCGTTGCTATTGTAGGTGCAGTTACTTTTAAACTTGTATCTGAATATGCACTTACTGGGTTATTTACCGTTTTAATTGGTATACCTGTTTTTATACTTGGTAATGTAAATTGTGTATCACATCCTGCATCCGTTTTTACTAAACTGTTATCAACAGATATTAAAGTTGAATCTACAGTTAAACAGTTATCATCTAATATTCTTAAGGTTTTAAATACAGGTGCATCAAATATGTTTGTTAATTCTAAAGTGCTTTGTTCGGTTTCAAAGTTTGTAGATATTTTATTTATTCTATATTCGTTATCATTTAAAATAAACTTATCAGCTAAATTTAATTTGTAAATTAAACTCATAGGCAAATAAGCCTTTGCTGTTGTAATACGTTTGCGTATATCAAACATATCTTCTATATAGTTTTTATAATAGCTTTTAAATAACGTTTCATTGTTTACCTCCCTTGAATATTCATCAAATTCAGCATTAAAGTTTATACTTTGTTTTCCTGACAAATATGTGCTACCTGTAGTTTCACAATTTAATGGTATGTATGGATTTGTAATTGACACACCTGTACTTTCAGTTAAATTTAACGCTCTTATTGTTGCAGAAGATTTTGCTGCATAAAAAAGTAAGGGTTTACCTAAATATGGTGATTGGCTTTTATCAACTGAATATCCATACTGCACGTTACTATCGGTAGCACTTACTATATTGTTTGCGGATACAAATAAATGTTCGTATTTAAAATGCTCAAAAGGTAATGTAATATTATATACTTTACCATCATATTTTTCTGGTGCGTTATAATACAAAGCACCCCATTCAGTATTTTCTATTTCTTTGTGATTGTTTGCTAAAAAGCTATCTGTACCATCATATTCAAAATCTACTTCTTTAAAAGGTAATATAGAATCTGTTGTTGTTTCTGTTTTATCTAAAAAAGGTGTAATGTCGTGTGCTGCTGTACTACTTGCATAAAAGTTGTCAAGTGTTTTTACCTGAATAATACCGTTATCATCTTCAAATGCTGTAAGATTAAACATTTTAAAAATACCAGTAATAAAGTCTATTACTTTCATATCAGGTGCTAACTGGTCTGCATCAACAGGGTTATCAGTTGTTTTAGCAGCAGTTGCTGTAAATATTAAATCCTTTTTTCTTCCAAGTAATCTTGTGCTTTTTATATATGATGATACTATAAAGCTATAACTTGAAACTGCATCTGTTTCAATAAAGTAAGTGTATGTACCATCGCCTATATCTAACCAGTCTTTTTCTTTTAAACTTGTGTTTTGTCCTAATTCAGTTGCACCAGTTAAACCGTTAAACCTTTGGAACTGTTGACCATCTTTTTTTATTATTAAACTATAGGGATCAGAACCATTAGGTGTTACCCTAACATTCATTCTTCTTTCTATTTTATCTACAGGTATATTGTCAAAAACCCTTGTCTTTTTAATTTCATCCATAGACGAAGTAAAACTTGCGTTTTTAAATCCTGTAAATATGTTATCCTCATTTTTAGTTACTGTAAAACCAGTTGCTTGATGTTGAGCATCTTGGTCTTGAAATAGTTCGCCTTCTTTATTGTGTAACCACATATACAAACCATAAAAAGCAGTATTTGTTTCATTAAAAAAGTCAGTACTAAAAGTAATGTTGTATTGTATTTCTATTGCCTTAATAATTGCATATAACCTAATAGCAGGTTTCAATTCTTTAAAAGGCACTCCATAATCTGTACTTGTTCCTGCTGATGTATTTATGTTTTTAATAGTATCAGTATTAACAACTGCTGAATTACTATCAAATATTAATCTTGCGGTATGGGTAATTAACGGTATTATAACTGCATCTGTTATTGTACCTGCTGGTGAAACAACATCTAAACCATTAGCCATATAAGCAGCTATGTTTGTATCGTTATAACTAAAACTATATTTGTTTAATTGATCTAATGCACTTAATTTATCTTCACCTAATAAATCTTTAAGGTTTATTGTGTTACCAAAGAATGTGAGTTTGTATGTATGTGGTTCATTGTTTTTAAGTTGTACACCTTCAAGTTTTATTTTACCTTTTTTAAATAACTTATAATTTAAATGTAATTCAGAACTTGTTTTTTTTCGTGCATCAAATCCTAATATATTAAAATTGTAAAAATGCTTAAATATTTTATTGTTGTTTTTTGAAGCTGGTACATTAAAGGTTTGTGTAAAAGGTACAAACACTTTTTGTATATCTTTTATGTCTTGTATTGATTGTGTTAATACAATGCTCTCATCCTTAAACAGTTCAACCTGTTGACCATCAAAATATATTTGTAGTTGTAGCATTATCTAACATTATTAATTCTATCAAACGCAAAATCAAACTCTACTGTATAATTTATAAGCTTGTCATTTAAAGATGTTTTGTATTGTAATGATTTAGATTTAGGTATTACTGCAAGTGTTTTGTTTTCGTATCTTATATAAACGTTTTCACTATAAAATAGTTCTTCTATTGTTTGGTTCATATTTTCTTTTATAAAACCAGTATTCATTGTTAAAGAAGTTTGAGCGTTTACATTTATTCTACCTCTTTGGTTTTCGTAGGTGTTATATGTAGATGATGTATTTGTTATTATATTCTTTTTAAATAACTCATCTGTTACATTTGTTACTTCGCTTGTTTTCTTAAAAAAATATAAGTCTTCAAACGCACCAAACTTATTGACAAAAGTAATTTTAAAAGGTGTGTACTTTGGTTCACAAATATTTGACACCGTTATAGTTTTTCTAACCGTGCTATCATCTGTATCAAAAACTTGAATAGTTGAAGTATTAGCTGGTATTGTAATGTATTGTATTTTTTGGTTTGTGTTTCCGTTATCTGTTATTTGTGTTGTAGTAGAATCAATTATTACTTTACCTACACCTTCTGCAAATATTGGAAACTTACCTGCTGTACTTTCAGGTAAATATATATTAGTAGCACTCATTAAAGTGTGTCTATCTAATTCAGGGTTTGCACCTTCTTCAAAATACCCATACCCATCTACAGCAACATAGGTTGATACAATAGGGTTTGTTTCAAAAGGCTCATCACTATCATCAAAAGAATTTACAACCGCCCTAACATATCTTGCAATAGAAGTATAATCGTTATTATAACTTATAGCTATATAATCCCTTACAAGTTCAGCAATTTCTAAAGTAATATTAGTATTGCCTGTTACTCTGCTTTTTTGAATACTATATTGTGGGTTTGTTGGTTGATCTGTTACTAAACCATCCCATATATATAAATCTACATCTACTCTTTTTAATCCCATAATTTTAAACTAAAACTCCTGCACCGCCCCCTGTTGTATTACAAGAAACGATTGCTAATTCTTGAACTATTCCTGAATTATCTATATTAATTACATAATAACTTCCTGCACCTGCTCCAAACGCACTTGATGCTGATGAAGTAAATACACCGTAATATAAATTACCACCATCAAAAGGTACACCGCCTTGACAAACTTGACTATTTAGTAACGCATTTAAACTTGCTGCTGTTGAGGTTATTGCTTTGTTAGCACCATACGCTGCATTACAATGTCCTTCTTGTGTTGTTACACCTGAACTTCTATAAAATGTGTTTGCACCACAAACCGAAACCGTTGCTGGTTGTATTATTGTAACATCACAATTTATATCGCTCCCTGCATTTGCATATCCTGAAGGTATTGTAACAGGAAAAGTTACAGTTCTTGAGGTGTCTACATCAACTGTACTAAACTGTACACCACTTGCAGGTGTTTTAACAGTACCTAATGATGATGTTCCTGCGTTTATTGAACCATTTCTTGCTATTGATTGACCTGTGAGGTTGGCTAATGAACAAGTAAACGTAGGTGGTGCTGTACCTACTTGTGAAAACGTTGCACTACATTCTACGGTTGCTGCTGCATTAGAATAACCAGAAGGTACTGTAATATCAAAAAACAAAGTATGTGATATTGGACTTGCTGTATTGTTTGCTGCTACACTTGTTATTGCACCTCCACCAGAAGTTGCCATTATTTTTGTTATAGTTCCTAATGTTGTAGGGTTTGTTATTACACCTGCCTGACTAATACTTCCACCTTGTAAAGCTGGGTTTGTAGGTGATGTACAACTAAATGCACTTGTGCTATCTGTTACTGTAACCGCTATGCTTTGTGTTGCTTCACAAGTTGCTGGATAACTATTATCCCTACCAATACCATAAACCGTTGTTGATCCTGCAATTACATTAGGTGCTAATGTTAACACACTTCCACTTAAAGCTGCTGTTACTAAATTAGGATTTAAATTAGAAAAAGCATAAGTAGTTTCACCTGTAAAGAATCCTGCTAAATCAATATCTACACTTGAACCACCTACACTTAAACTTTGACCACTTATTGAACCTGATGTTGTTACCGTTGTTGTACATACCGTAGGTTGTACTACTGAACTTGTTGTACCTGCTTGTGTTGCAGTTACAGGACATTCTAAAAATATATCACTTGTGTTTGCATAACCTACAGGTATAAGTAGTTTTACTTTTATTGTTCTTGATGTATCAGTACCTTCTGCTGGGAATTTGTTATTTGCAAAATCACCATCATCACTTGATATAGAATCTATCACACCAACAGCAGGACTTGGCAAAGTAATAATACCTTGATTATCTACTGCAAAACCTACTAACCCTGCAACCGTACAATCAAAGTCTGGTAATGGTGGACTTGGTTCTACAAGGTGTAAATAAAAAGGGCTTCTTACGTTTATCTTTGTACTCATCTTAATCTATCTTCTTTTAATGTAAATGCTAAAAAATCTTCTACATCTAAACCAAAGTTTTTAATTAGTTCGTCTGGTAGTTTCTTAAATGCTTGTTCAAATGGTTTAGTAAAAAACAAACTTGGTTTTATACCTTTTCTGTAAATGCTTCTTGCTATTAAATATCCTATTGTGTTATAGTTACCTTTTTTAAACTTGCCTTCTTTATCTCTTAATCTTATGTTCTTGCTTTTTGCCCATTGTGCTAATGGTTTACTTGGTGGCATTTTGTTTGTATAACTATATGGTGTATTATATTTCTTTTTAGTACCACTTACACCTTTATCTTGAAACACACCGTAATCTTCCATTTCAAACTCTACAGATATAGAATTAGGCATTTCTTTTACATTACCCTTTAAACTATTGTAAAGTTCTTTAGAAACGTTCTTACGCCCTTTAGATAACCTTGTACGTGATTGTTGTATTACAAAGTTTTTAAATGCTATTAAAGCTGCTTGTGTTTTTGTTAGCTGCATATTGTCATATCGTTTTGTACTAATACATCAAATGTTGCAGTCCATCCTGCTAACTTGTTTTCAAACCTGTCTACAAATGGTTCACAATTAACATCACCTTCTATTTGATAAAGGTTAGTATATAGATCACCACGTTGTAATATATTTATTATTCTTGTTAGTAATCCTAATTGTGTATTTAGCACATCCTGTTCGTTATCGTTTCCTACGAATATATCAGTAGTTGCTGCTTTGCTTATATCTACAATATCCATTGCAAGAATAGAAATATTAAATGTTAGTGTTTTAGTTCCTACTGTTGTGTTGTTTACTATAATATGTGATAATGGAAATATTGTTTGCTTGTTAAGGTCTACATCATCTAAACTACCAAATGTAACTGTATTAACAAATGGTTCTGCTGCAAGTGCTGTTTTTAATTGTTCTGTTACGTTGTAAAAACCTTTCATCGTTTTTTAATTAACTTCTTTTCTAATTCTACTTTATCTTTTTCAAATGCTAAATACATTAAACACTTGTGGACGTTAAGCTGGGTAACCTCGTCAAACTTGGTAGCATCTCCTTTAGCAATACCATAGACCGATTGATACCATCCACTCCATTTTGATGCAAAACCTCCTTCTGCTGTGTAGTTAGGTTCTTCGGTAGTTCCTTCTGTAAATAGTTCAGGATAGTTTGTGTTAACTCGTTGCTTAAATGATAAAAAAAAACCATAGAACCAAACACAATATCTAAAGGCATATACTTTAGCTTGTCATTCATTCCTTTGTATTCTTCTATGTTGTACTTTTTATCTTTCTTAAATTTAACTGGTCTGTATAACACGCTCATTGCTTTGTGCATATTATCCCACTTACCCAAGTTCTCATCTAAATCTATAAACTCACCTAATGACATATCATCAAGTACAGGTATAAATCCATACTCTACATTGCCTAAAGTAAACGTAGGTGTTAAACTATGCTTCTGATCAAATATCTTGTTAAGGTGTACTACTATCTCTTGTACTGATTTGTATTTTATGTTTGCAACATCCTTTAAGTTGAGGTTACAAAATATCTCTACCATCTTTTGAAGTAAGAATGTAGATTCTTTATTTTCTTCTGTATTTAACTTTTCAAATCTTTGGTATTGATCTAAAGTTATTTCTTTTAGTGAATCAGGTACGTTTATTTCAACTTTCATATTAATACAATAAATTAATTGATGTTTTGTATAAAAAGAAAAAGGTAACATTTCTGCTACCTAATTCCAATCAAACCAAATGAAAAAACTATTGCTTTAATATAAACCTTTTATATGAATATCTATATGCTTCTTCTATTGTATTTTCCAGATGTATGCTGTTTTGTTTGTACAGCTTCTTTCCTTTTAGTATTTGACCTTTATAATCTATATCTAAATAAACATCAGATTTAGCACCACGTTTAGATGGTCTTTGTACTATATATATATTTTCGTACCAACACGCTTCTTGCATCTTAAAAATATCCAACAACTTTATCTGTTATGTCATTTGCCCACAATATAAAGAATAAGAAGAAATACATTGATGCTATAGCAAATAAGCCACATAATAATGCACCACCAAATATTCTGGTGAGGTTCTTTCTGTTTTCTTTTTTAGTTAATTCTTTTACCATTATATACTCTACTTTGTTTTCCATAATATAATTATTGGTTAATAAAAAAGGGGAGTTGCCTCCCCCTGTGTTTTTATCTAATTGATTGCATCATTTCTGTAACACCATCTTGGAATAATATTGCTCTTTTATAAGCATCTTTCCCTTCAAATATTTTTTCTCTAATATTATCTCCAAACTTTATAATTAATTTGTAAGATGTTTTTTCAACGTTTGATAATAATCTTGTAGATGTTGACCTGTCTTTGTACTTTCTCATTTTATTTAATTTTAGTTAAACTTTGTTTTACTTTGTAAATATACTACTATTTATTTAATTAACAAATAATACACAATTAATATATATAGTATTCACCCTTGTTAGGGTTTTCTAATTGGTCTGTTAAAACGTACCGTGCTGCATCAATACAGTCAGGATGCTCACCACCTGGTTTTTGTAGCTGGTTACCATCTTTATCTTTTGCCCATACATATCCT